TATATCCTTTATAGATATACTGTGGTATGTCGCTGATGTGTACTAGAATATTTGTTTGAAGGTTTGTCATATAAACATGATCTTTAACATCTGCATCAAACTTAAAAACATAGCTCCAATCTTTTTTCATGTTCTTTCAATCCATGTTTCTGGTAAAGCGTGAATATCTTTCATCCAGTAAACTTCATAATAACTTATTCCAACATGATCTGTGTAGTTATATCTCATTATAACTCCAGTATTTTCATATTTTCCTTTATAGTTTGTATTAACTTTTACAAGTTGCCCTTTTTTAAAAGTTTCTTTTTTTCTCATGAATAGCCTTGACTACAGGAAATCTTAAAGAGTGTTCTCCATTTTGATTTTGTGATTCTTCAAAATATTGGACTGTTATTTCTTTCCCTAAAATGTCATCTGGTTTGCTGAAATAGTGTTGTCTTTGTTCAATAGAAAATCCACTTCCAACTCTAACTGTATTTCCTTTGTGTTCAATTAAAACACCACTTAGCATTTCTTCTTCAACTTCAAGTCCCTCTTTAACATACCTTAGCGGGCCAAACATGACATCTTTAACTATATATTCGTCATCATGAAATGTTTTTACCTTTAGAATATCATTACTTCTTTTACCTTTATAAACATCATCTTTACGAAGCATCAGTCCTTCCCATCCCATTTCTGAAGCTTTTTGAGTTTTATCTTCTAACTCTTTGAAAGAATTTATTGGTTTTTGTTTTAGAACTTTTATATACTTGTTTTGGCTCTTTCTAACCATTAGATTAAGTATTTTTATTCTTTCTGAAAGAACTTGACTTCTTCCTTTTTTATCGTTAAATTCTTCTATACTAATTAGATCGAAAATCTGAAATAATCCGTTTTCTATAGTATGGTCTTTTCTTCCAATTTCTTTCATTATAGTTTGAAAGTCTTCATCTCCGTTTTCGTTAACAATACACATTTCACCATCAAAAACAAGGTTTTTAATGCCCAAGTTTTCAATTTCTTTTTCTACCAAGGATAGTGTATGAAATTGTTTTCCTGCTCTCGAGAAAGATTTTGCTTTTCCTTTTTCGTCAACCACAATAATGCAGCGAACACCATCAAGTTTTCTTGATACATACCAAGCATCCTTTTCTAAATCGATTTTCTTTTTAGTTTTATCGTCGAACTTATTAGCTAAAGCAACGTTAAAAGTTGGAATAAGACCTGGAATTGCTTTATTAATAAGTTTTGTTGATACTCTTACTTTAAGATTTCTGTCAAGCATTAAGTATAACAAATCTTTTAATTCTGGATTATTCTGTATAAAGCCGTTTGTTTCTTTAATTGCTTTATGTCCAGTAATTAACCTTTGATTCAAAGAATCTAACAGGTCAAACAGTGAATCAAATTTCGTATCTAGATTACAAAGATCTTTTCTTTTTTCTAAAACTTTTGGTTTGATGTTAAATTGAATAAAGTTGTTGTAAGTATAATACAAAACTTTTCTAATATTTTTGTTTAAGTCGTACTTTATAATTGTTTCAATTTTTTGATTTGATGAAGTTGAACAATTCATTTCTTCTATAAAGTTATATACTTCTTCTAAGTACATATTAAAACCTTTTGCAAGAGGTTAAAAGATATTAAACATTTCCTATATCTGCATCTGCAGAAATTGCTACAGCTTCTAAAAATTGGCGTGCGTAATATGATAGTTTCATGTCTGTTTTAGAAGCTATTTTATAAACTCTATCAACACGTCTAATTGCATCCTGAGGTGATGTTGAATGTAAAACATCTCCTACTTTTTCTATGTCCCAAGGCTTCAAACCATGATTTAAAATTGTGTACTTATATCTTTCTAGTTTTTTCATTTTTACCTTCTATTTTTAAAAAGAGTATTGTCTTGCAGCTGTCTTGGCTGCTTCTTCTGATTTAAATTTTCCAATATATGTCCAACCTGCGGACCATTTATTTTGGGCTTTATGATATAACTTAAAGTTGCCGCTTTCATTAACGATTTTAAATATATCACCTTTATAATTATATAACATTTTCAGCCTTTGTTTAACTGTTTTTTGATTGAATTACTGTATCTTTTGATGATGGTTCAAACATAAGGTTATAGTTTTCTATTAATAACCAACATCTTTTTAAACCGTTTGATTCTTTAGGCTTAGGAGCACAACCGTCTGTAAAGATAATGTAACCATCAAATTTCTTTTTATTTTTTAAAGCATGTTTAGTAACTGAATTGAAACATGTTCCTCCACACTTTGATCGATTTAAACTGATTTTTTTACCTTTTTTCCAAATAAATCCTTCATTATCGTTAACTTGAGTATCAAACCTATAAACATAAAAATCTGTTTTGTCACTCAAGTTATTTAACTCTGAATAGAATTTTTGCAATTCTTTATCACTAACAGATCCACTTTCATCTATATAAACAGCAATCATTGGTTTATAATTTCTTCTAATACCTGGGTGTATAAATGGATATTTTCTACTTAATCTTTTATTTGATGATGATCTTTCATCTCTTCTTTTGATACCACAAAATCTTTTTAAGATGGCTTTCCAATCGATTTTTCTAGAAACCATTTCATTAAGTTGCTTTTGAATATTATGAGGAACCGAACCCCATGATGAACTATTAGCCTCATTAACAGCATCTTTTAATACGTCTTGTATTTTTTCTTTAATCAATTCCTTTTCATCTTCAGACATTGAATCCCAGTTTTCATGATCATCAAATCCAATACCACTTACATCACCCATAACAACATCAAAAGATTGTTCACCTTTTTCTTTGATCTTTTCATCCTGCATGAGCTTTTGAAAATAATACTCAGATGTTTTTCCTACTTCTAAGTTGTTGATAAAATTAGAAATGTGTTTATAAAATTCTATTGATTCAGCAGACATTTCTTCTTTGTCTTCCTTAGTTAAACGAGGTAGAGGTCGACCTGGAACTAAACCACCTTTAGGTAATTGATTATAAGGAATAATAGAATTAATTGCTAAGTCTGTTGCATAATTCCAAATTAAGTGTGGAAGTTTTCTCCTTTCAGTAGTATGATGATATACTAAATGTAAACATTCATGCTTTAACAAACCAAAGATCTCTTCTTTTTTTAACGAAGCTAAGAATTCTCTATTCCACCAAAGTGTTATGTTTCCATCTTTGCATAAGACACCAGCAGTAGGAATCTCAGTTGTTTCTATTTTATTAAGACTTCTAAGAATTCTAGAATAAAAAGGTTCGTGCCATAAAAGCCCTACGAGATAGTTTGACAAATCAAAATTATCAATCTTACTTTGAGAAACTTTTTTGTTTTTTAATTTAATACCATTTGATGTTGTTTCTTTATTTGTCATAATGCCTCCATGTATTTATTATAATTCATTAATTTAATAATTTACACTAATAAGATTAAAACTTTTCTTATTTCTTATTTAAAAGATCTTTTGTAGAATTAGCAACTTCAACCAAGTAAGTACCGATATATGAATGAAAAGACTGAATTGATTTTAAATTATTGGTTTCAGTTATCTCTGTCCATAGATGTATTAACATTTCTTGTGAAATCATTCTTCCAAACTTACCTAAGTTTTTACCTTGACTTAAATTCCAATCATTAGTTTTACCATGTTGAGCAATTCTCTCAATTAACAAATTAATTCTATCATTAGATAATTCTTTTAGTTGTTTTTCAAACTTATTAAAGTCGTTTAAAACATTTTCAGGAGTTATATTAATTTCATATTTTTCTATAAAATCAACAAATTCGATAGCTGTTGTTTTTCCAATAAAACCAGAAGAAAGATTAAATAATAATGTTTTCTTGCCTTTTCTATCTTTAATCAAGTCAATGTTATTATATTTAAGAGTTTCGTCTAATCTAGCCCATGAAGCTGGAGTCGGAAAAACAGAGCCTGGTTCAAACTTACTAGGATCAGGAGCAAGATGTAGTGATCTTGTTTTAAGGAAGTCAATAATTAAAGGATCAACGTTGTTTTTAGATGCCCATTTTTTCCAATCAGCAAAAGTAATATTAACATCAACAACCCAGAATCTTCTCATTAAAGCAGGATCCATATCATTAACATCATACTCGTTGCCATGATTTACAGCTGCAAAGATCTTTGTTTCTGGATGTAAATTGTAAGGATTACCATTGACATCATTACCTAATTGTCGATCAAGTACAAGCTGAAAGAATGATTGTTGAACAGAAGGGAGTGATCTGTTTAATTCATCTAGGAATAATACAACAGGTTCTTTACAAGCTCTAACAAACCATGAAGGCATACAAAAAGTCATGATATTATTTTTCTTCATTGCTTCTACGTCTGGATAACCACCAACATCACCTTCAGTCATAGTTGAACCGCGAACATCAACTAATGGTAAATTGTTTGAATCTGCAATTTGTTTAACGATTGCTGATTTACCAATACCTGTTGAGCCTCTCATTAAGACTGCAATATGAGGAGGGAAATTTGATGCTGTTTTAATAAATGATGAAATATTCATAAAATTCCTTAATATTAATTGTTTTTATTATTATAAATTATAAATTTGTTAATTTACACGAATCACATCTTATACTGAATTAACAATATTAAAATGCTTAAGATTGTGCATATTAACGTTTTCAAGGTAAAGGGACTTTCATTTAAGAAAGTATATGTTAAAACTGGAAATATAAAATAAGACATACCAAAGAAAATAAACTTTGCTGCCCACGCTGATTTTGTTGTTTCTATAAAATAAGTCCATGCTTTAAGATAAAACAAGCTAGTAGGTATAGATAATATGAATATTAAATATATTAACTTGTCTTTCCACCATGGATTTATAAACTGTAAATTATGCTGTATGAATACACATGTTGATCCTAAGGCATAATATAATATTGCTAAGTACAATTTTATCTAACTCCAATTCTTGCAACTTCTTCAAATCCTCTTGATTTTAAGTCCATGTAAAATGTCCATCCAGCTCCACCAAATCTATTTTTAATAGTTTCTAGAACTCTTAAACCTTTAAAGTCTTCATCTTTTTTCTCAATAGATAGATGTAACATTGCGTCAACCATATGCTTGAGCTTTTGGCTACCTGCCATGTTGCCGCTTTTATTTACTTGTCCGATACAAATAACATTAATGTAATGTTCTTTAGCGTAATCTGTAAGCAGCTGTAAAGCTCTAACAGCTGATTGTGAGTTTGTATGGTCCTCACCATATTTACCATCATTTAAAGTTTGTAATGAGTCAACAATTAAAAAGAAAGGTTTATTAGGATATTTATCTCTAATTAAATTACAATCCTGCAATAATCTAGGAACATAGCTTTCTTGTCCTGCAATAAATCCGCTTCCAAGTTCAAGTCTTTCACATGTTAACTTGACTTGATACAAGCTTTCTTCAGCTGTATTAAATAAGCATGCATATCCTTGAGATGTTAAAGCATTTGCAAGGGTCAACATTAAAGTTGTCTTTCCTGCGCCAGGTTCACCTGTAAACAAAGAAATTGTTGAAGGAGTAAAACCTTCTCCACCAAAAGCATCATCAATATAATCAATTCCACATTTATTTCTTTCACGAAGTTTATCAGGAATTTGAATATCAAGAATGTTTGTTCCAAAAACGATTTTATCACTTTTAACGTTGAGTTTCATAATTTACCTTTAAATGTTTAATTTTTAATTGTTTGATTTATTTTTAAATATTATATATTAATTATAAAAAAAGTACACGCGAGAAGAAAATTAGAGTTTTCTTAAACTACTTCCGTTTAACATCACTACATTATTACTTATTAATACAAAATAATGATTTGTTTCAACAGTTTGAGTCATATATTCAAAGTCTGAAATTATTAGTCCTATTTTATCTTTATAGAAGTAGTCCTCTATTTTGACAAGATCATTAACTTTATAGTTCCACTTAATAAGTTTTTTCTTTTGTTGTGGTTTTTTAATGTCCTTGTTTTTAACAATTTTTTTTGTTGATTTTTTTCTTTTATCAAAGAAATTAGGATTATTTTTTCTTAATTTTTCTTTAGCCTCTTTTAAAGATTTTGATTCTTTTCCCATTGTGTATCCTTTCTTTATATATATAATAATTTAATATTGTGAATTTTACACTTGATTATTTAATTAAGATGGAATCAACATCAATAGAGCTTTTATAAACATTTTTTAGTCCAAACTTAACATAAGACATAATACAATTTGTTACACAATTTTGTAGTCTTTTTTCGTCAACTTTAATCGACAAGCTATCAGTAAGCTTTTTACCAAGATTCCAAGCAGCTAACTCTTCATTAAGTAAGTAAACAAATTGATCTTTTGATCTTATATAATCAGATGAATAGTTAAAGTCAACATGATTAATTTTCATCTTGTGAAAAGCAAACGTGTCTAAATCCATTTGAACGTGACCTGATTCATGCAATAAAGCAATTAGTCTTTCTCTCCAAGCATAGTTCTTATTGATAAAAATATTTCTGAGCTCTGGATACCAAGCATCATCAACGTTATTTAAAAGTATAATTTTAACATTGTATTTTTCTTTTAAATAGCTTTTTAAAATATTAAAGCCTTGCTTATGTTGATTTGACATAATTTTTCTCCTTTGAGAGAATTATATATTGATAAAAATTAATTTACACATTAAAGATTAATATTGCCTTTTATTATATCCTTCATTTTTTTAGACAATATTGCAATTTGTTTTTTAACATCAAACAAAGTTTTTGCTGTTTTTAGTTTAATAGGCTTGTTATTATTTAAACAATTGATTTTTGATGCGTTAAAATAAAGAACAAGAAAATCAACTCTTTTTTTATACCATGTATTACACTTTCCGTATAATCCTGAATTGTGATGGCATGCATGCTTCTGCCTTTTGTCAAAAATTTTCAAGTACTTTTTCATAGTCTTTACAGAATACTTAACATTTTTTAATTTTGAGCACTCTTTATCTACAACCCCAATATTCTCAGATTCTTTCCAGTTTGCAAAACCTTTTTTTCTTCTAAACATTGGGTAACTATATCTTGCATGTATTTGAAATGTTCCGCATGCTTTGCCATTATCACCAGATCTTGTATTTATTCTTAGCCTAGATTCAATATAGCTTAGCGCTAAAATTCTAGAGTCGATATCATCATCTTCCCAAGAATATTTAACTAACTTTTTTATTCTACTTTCTTTAGCAGGTCTTACATCAACAAATTTAAAGCCAGGTTTTATTTCAACTTTTGATAAATTAATAGTTGATTGTACCATACATTGCATGCTTAAAGCAGCAAATAATAATATGTTCATTCTTTCTCCTCTTATTCAAAATGTCTAATTAAGTCACCTGATTTATAGGTTACTTCACTATTGTCTGAGTATTTTAAAGTAATATATACTCTAGTATCTGTTGTTCCGCCAACAGTCATTTGATTGTTTTTTAGATAGTCAATCTTAACAACAGTACCAATCTTGTCCATTGTGCCAAAATATGACGCTTTAAATCCGACTTTAAACATAATTAATCCTTATTTTTAATTACGTTTAATTATAACAAAATTAATTGATTTTTACACTTTAAAGTTTAAATAACACCACACTCTTTTAAAGATTTCAAAACATCCAATATTGATTGAACTGCTGACGTGTGACATGTTGCGCCTGTTACTGAAAGTATTGGTTCAAGCATGCTTTTCATAGATTCTGGATCACTAATGCAATAAGATCCGCATGAGTCATAAGATGTACTACAAGGAACTGTGTGACATGAATCATTTCTTAGTGATCTGTATTTTTCTAATGACTCAGGATGTGCTGCATGATATTCGATATGATCTGCATATTCGTCTGTTGTCACTATACCGTCATTATCTAAATCAAAATGATTATATAGTTCTTCTTTATTTATAACACCATCTTCTCCATGTTGTAAAGGTGCATGACTTTCTCCATGTTCATGGTGATCATGTTCCAATTCAGGGACAGAATTGTGGACATCATAATGTTGACTATGCATATTTTCATTTAGTGTATTTAAAAAAGATCTAGTTAAATCTCTCTCGTTTAATCTTTTCATCTTAAAACCTTTGTTTAATATACTTTTAATTATCTCCTTTTTGTGAAATATCATGTGACTCTTTTCTTGAGCATCCTTTTTTGATTAAATCATTCATTTTTTCTTGTGAAGAAACTAAGCTTTTAAAGGATTCAATATTTAATTCAGCATTTTCAGAAAGTATATTTAAATCTTTTATAACATATGTTAATCTATCTAAAGTAAAACATGCAATGTGAGCAGAGTCTTTAAATATAATGCGCTCAGGTGCTGAATTGGAAATGTCTCTTTCTAACAAGGTCAAACAATTATCAATTGCAGTTTGAAAGTATGATTTGTACAATCTTGCTAACCCACATATGTTTTCACACATAATAGGATTTTTTTTGTGTGGCATAGAACTTGAACCTTTTTGACCGATTTTAAATGGCTCAGACATTTCATTTAATCCATCTATGCTATAAACTCTAATATCGTAAGCAATCTTTTCAACAGTTAACATGATTTTAAGAATACCATAAAAATAATGTAAGTAAACATCTCTTGATATAATTTGAGATGAAACTATAGGTTTTAAACCTAATAGTCTTAAAGCATTATATTCATTTGAAATTGAGTTAGTTGTATAGTTTCCTGTTGGCCCTGATAATTTTCCAAATGATACTTTTTTCTGTGCACAAACTATTTCATCGTAAGCTCTTCTTGCTTGAGCTAGCCATCTTGTAAAAACATCTTTATATGTTTGAACTTCTGCAGCTTTGCCGTGAGTTCTTGCAACAATGTTTTTCTTGCTAAGCTCGCTCCTGTTAAGTCTTACTAAATAATAGATTAAACTACTTGTGTAATGTTTTATTACGCTCAGACTTTGTTGGCACATTAAAGTTAAAGAAGTATCAAGTATATCTGAAGAAGTAAGACCGTAATGGATCCAACGTCCTGCATTACTTTGAATACTTTCTTCAAGCATTTGAACAAAAGCTTGAACGTCATGTCGTGTTTCACTTTCTATCTCTTTCCATCTATTTTTATCTATCTTGACATTATCAATAACTTGCTGCAATTCTTCT